AACGGTACTCTAGGTAGCCATGCCCACTACTAGACGGATATAGCGGGTGTCGACCCCGGCTCCGTGGCTACTTATTCCACGGCCTCTATCCCATCCCCGCCTTCTACTTTGCTGGCGTTTCGCGCAGTCGGAAATGGAAAAACCCTTTAGTGGAGACTTGGGCTTGACAGGCCAGCATCGGGCGCGAACCAAACGATGACTACAAGCCCCCACTAAAGGGTTCTGAACTACCTGTTCGCGCCTAACGCCGGAGTGTCATTTCCGACCACGAAATTGTATACGGTTTCCAATACCGTCCAAGATAGATTAACCCCACAACTTGTAGGGGAATATCAAAATAATTGAAAAAAAGATGCCAAACCCTATTGTAAACAGTTTCTTAATCTGGATAATTACTCATACGGTCACTTTGATCGTACTAACCGGAGAGAATAAATGACTAACGTAATCGCCACCGCAGTAGAGCCACTCAAGCAAGCAAGCATCGATGCAGCAGTCCAAGCAACCAAAGAAATGGTTGCACGATTTGCACAAAAGTTAGAAGAAGCTAACTGGGATCTCAACGTAGCATTTCCCCGCCCAAACGGTTTTGTATCGCGCTCAACATATATGTCGCAAAGAGCTGCACACGATTTTGCTTCTTCTTTAGTTCGCTCGGTTCAGCCAAGTTATCGGATGAACGAACCAATGATTGTTCGTATGTGTGATGAGCGTATCTCCCATGTAATCGACAACGCCGCTAAAGATGCCGCTTCACAATATGAGGCATATGTTGCAAAGTTAGTTAAAAAAGTTGGCGAGTGCGATTCCGCTAAGATGGGTTTCAACGGTGGCTTGTGGTTTGATTCTGACTTAGTTGTAACCAAAGGTGATGCAAAAGAAGTTTGGAATACCAAGTGCATCACTAACCGTTCTTGCCTAGGCAAAGTCTTTAACCAGTTTCCTACCCGCAAACGCAAGTAAACTAACCGGGGGCTTCGGCCCCCACTATCGGAGAGAATAAATGACAACATCACCCGCTTGGTCAATATATCGAGACGATCCAGTTGACCATGTCCTCAGAGTAACAACCCCCCAAGGCCACTATCACCAATGCGTTCATTGCAAGGGTCGCATCTTTACGTCTGACCACGATTGCCTTGAGCGTTTTATCACCAACCACCAAGACTGTGAGGCAACGAAATGACTGACGCAGAACATCACCAGCAACAGTTAGAACAGCAAGAACAAGAAGAAAAGATAACTATCCAGCACCTAGACCTGATTGCTTACAAGTGTCTTGGTGTAGCCCAAGCAGTTCGTGACTTAAGTTTTATGCGTGACCCGGAGTCGTTTGACAACATGAAAGCCCGATTGATTGAACTTGCAATTGAATTTGAAACCACAAGGAGAAAGTACGATGAGCAAAGCACCAAGCACTAAAATTGACAAAGTAGCGCACCACCTAGTTACCAAGAAAAAAATTACTAGCTGGGAGGCGATTCACTTGTACCGCGCGACACGCCTAGCCGACATTATTTTTAACTTGCGTAATGAGGGGTGGTTGATCAACACCGTAATGCTTCAGAGAGATAAGACCCGTTACGCAGAATATATTTTAATTAAGGCGGGAACCAAATGACTAAAGACGAATTTGGTGATCTAATAGGTGGCGCACTATTTGCGCTAGTAGCAGTTTTAGCAATGTTTATCTAAGGAGAATAACTTGAGTGCATATAGCAAACTGATGGATGCCCGAATAGCTTTACAAAACGCTAGTCTTAAAAAATCGGGCAAGAATACTTACGCTGGGTATTCGTACTTTGAGCTGGGTGACTTCTTACCCGCGATCCAATCTATCTTCCATGAGAAAAAGTTAGCTGGCGTTGTGTCCTTTGGGCTCGACCTTGCGACCCTGACCATCGTGGACTTAGAAGATGGCTCAGAGATCAAGATAACCAGCCCCATGTCCTCGGCAGCTCTCAAGGGTTGCCATGAGGTTCAAAACCTCGGTGCGGTTCAGACCTATATCCGCAGATACCTCTGGGTCTCAGCTCTGGAAATTGTCGAACACGATGCGATTGACTCTGCCCAACCAGTAGAGCCCAAACCCAAACGGGCTACCAAGTCCAAAGCGGAGCTGGTCAAGCTGATCAATGAGGCATCAAGCTCTGAGATCCTGTCCGTGTTTTGGAAAACTCTAACCCCAGAAGAACGCGAACTGGTCAGGACTGAGGCCGCACACAAGGGCGCAGAACTTAAAGAGGCAAAAGGTGTTTTGAAAATAGGGGAGCCAAGAGATGCGTGAAGTTAAACCATACCAGCTTGATTGCAGACCAGACTTTGACTTGCTTTTTGAGGCAAATAGCGCAGACATAGAGGCATTGCAAGACGCTCAATTTACGCTTGAAGCAATTAAAAAAGCAGACCCCGGAACCTATGATGAAATAATTGATGCGTCATTAAAACTAATCGAAGTTGCATTAAGCAAATCTGTTTTTGGGCCAATAGAAAGAATTGCAGAAAGAATTGGAGTTGAAATATGAGTCCCCAACAAATTTTTATGCTCAAGATGTTTCAAGATGGCTGGGGGTTTCGTTTGTTCAATAAAAAACCGGGGTCATGGAATACCTATTGGTCATTGCGTAGAAAAGGTTACTTAAAATTGGGGCCATGCAAAAACACACCAAGCGGGCCAGTTGCCATTGATCGGCTGACCACTAAAGGCAAAGATGCCCTAGCCAAACTTAAGGAAATTAAAAATGCGTGAAGCCAACCCATACCAGCTTGACGGCAACTGGTGGAACGCCAGACTAGGTAAGCTCACCGCCTCTCGAATGGCTGCGGCAATGAACTTTCTAAAGTCTGGCAAGGAATCCACCGAGCGCGAAAACCTACGCTATGAGGTCGTAGCCGAGAGGATCACCAACACCTTCGCGGACAAGTACACCACCTCAGATATGCAATGGGGGGTCGAGCAAGAGGCCGCAGCCAAGGAACGGTTTGAGTCCGTGACCGGTTTGATCGTGACGGACACCCCGTTCATTGACCACCCGCGTATACCGTTTTGCGGCTGCTCACCTGACGGGTTCGTGTCTGACGGGTCGCTCATAGAAGTTAAATGCCCCAAGACCAAGACACACATGAAGTACATAGCCAATCAGGAAGTCCCTGCGGAATACAAGCCGCAGATGACCCTACAGGCGGCGGTCACGGGTAAGCCGGTCTGGTTTGTGTCCTATGACCCACGCATGGGTGAGGGCAAAGACCTGTTCATCAAGAAGTTCCGACCCACCCCGGAAGAAATAAAGGTGGTCGAGTCCGCAGCAGAGCAGTTCTTGGCTGAGTGTGAAGCCTTGTTTGATTTTTACAACAACAAAGCAGTTTACTTTGATAAGGATTAAAAATGTTACTAATTGGATTAGCTCGTATCGGTAAAGACCCAGCAGTTCGCTACACCGCCGATGGAAAACCCGTGATGGATCTATCGCTCGCTATGGACTACGGCAAGAAAGGCGCTGATGGAAAGCGGCCTACGCAATGGATTAGCGCGACCATGTGGGGTGACCGCGTGGAGAAGCTCCAATCTCACTTAATCAAGGGCCAGAGTCTCTTTGTGACCCTGTCTGAGCCTCACTTGGAGGAATACAAGCGCAAGGACGGAACCACGGGTACTTCGCTCAGAGCGCGGTTAAATGAGCTGGAGTTTGCTGGGGCTCCAAAAGACAAGCTGCGCGAGGAGCCAAAAGAGAGCTATGACTCAACTGGTTTACTTGACGAACCTCCCTTTTAAGGTGACCTATGGAAGATATTTCGGCAATCATTATTAAGCTCGACCTAAACCTGTCGGAGCTAAAGCGTCTGACCAGAACCCCGGCGTTTGCCGATAACGAAAAAATTACGCAGATCATTTTGGATATGCGCTGGCAGTTATCGCAAGCCCTGACCTCGATTGGCAAAAATGCCGAATAGGGTCAAGTGCTGGGCTCTGAAAGACTCGCGAGGCCGCTACGTTCAGATAGAACATGGTGCAATGCCGCAAGAAGCCTTTAAAAACTTGACATTTAGAACTCAGCGGGCGGCTAATGAATGGCTGGCTAGGAACTTGTACTGGTACTACAAGGCCAAACCCGTTCAGGTAATTGTCAACATCAAGGAGGTAGGTGAACCATGAACTTCGTATCTCATTTAGTCGCTGCCGACATCTGGTTCTTTATTTTGTGGATGCTCGCAATCATTGGAATGGTTTGTTTTGTTTACTCACAAAAGGATAAAAATGAAAAGACTACTGATAGTTTTAGCCCTGACAGGGTGCGCCACCACAAACCCCGGGGGTTATAGCGTTACTCCACCAACGCAGAAGCTGGTCGTGGATAAAGAGGTTCACGCCATGACCCGCTTGGAGACCGCCAACGCCATTCAGGACTGTCAGGCGGCTAGGACTCGCGCTGTGGTGATCTACGGTCGCAGAGCCGTGGGAGGGGTGACTAGGGACGTTGTAATTGATGTAACGTGCGCCCCGCTGTACTAAAAAAGAACCCGGCCTAGACCGGGTCAAGCCCCAAAGGGCAAAGAGAAAGCGTCTTAACTGTAAGCCCTCGTCCCCTGCCGGTCAATAATTAGACTCTGACCGCGTGGGGACGTTTCCGGGGTGTTTGGGACGCTAATGTGCGTCCATGAGTCAAACTCTAGGATGATCTGGTCAAAGGGTACAGAGGCCGCTATACAAGCCTCTACGACCTCCCGTGGCTTCATGCCGGGAACCCGTAGGTCAGCCGCACAGCCTAGCCGGTGCTGGGAGGTGTCCTTAGACCCCACCGCGTCATTGACCTGTTTCG